GGTGTCCGGCGATGCGCAGGTGTACGGCAAAGCGCGGGTGTCCGGCGATGCGCAGGTGTTCGGCGATGCGCACTGGATAACCATAGGGCCAATCGGTTCTGAAAATGGGTTTCTTACAGCATTTCGACAAAAAGACAATTCCATTATTGTTCGGCGCGGATGTTTTAGCGGAACTATTGAAGAATTCGAATCTGCGGTTAAAGAGCGGCACGTAGGTAACGAGCACGGAGAAATTTATCTGGCGCTTATTCCGGTTATTAAGATGCGCCTGGCGGATGTTGATTCAAGCAAAGAGGGTTAGAGGATGGAGAAGAAATTACGCGTATGGCATATCCCCCAGGTTCCTGGGGAGGCATTTACGGTTGACGTAGGCAGTGTTGAGGAGGGCGTTAAGGTGATGTCTATCTTGGGAGGATATGACGCATTCCAGTACGAAAACAACATCAAGCCTGACTACTGCAACGCTAACGGATTGCAGATGTGGGATGAGTCGCTGACCGAGCAGGATTTAGAGGATATGGAGTTGGACGACAAGTGGGTTGATTGGTATCACGATGAATATGACGACCCTCGGGAATATCTGGAAAACGTTGGGGTTGGAAAATGACCCGCAACGGTTGTCGATCTCTCGTTATATGTGTGGCTATCTGCCTGGTATTCTGGCTGACGGCTGCGGTAATTATTTACGCATGGTGGTAGCTATGATTTATCACTACGGAACTGACACATTCCCGCGCCAGTGCATACAGCCTGGAATGTGGGTTAAGCACAACGGAATGGCGATGAAAGTATCTGCCGTTCCAGAGGGTAAGCGGCTAATTCATTTGCAGTCGCTGTCACTGAAAACTATGTCACGGGAATTGATGTTAGAGGTTTATCTCGATGGCAAAGGTTATCCTCTAATTAATTGAGGTGAGCATGGAAAAGTTTATGGGAACACCGGGTCCTTGGTTTGTTGTTGACGACCATCCACAACGAGCTTGTTTTGATATTGAAAGCGCGGAAAACGGTTCTGTTTATGCCTCTGTTTATACAGTTAAAGATGAAGCCATTCAGGATGCGCAATTAATTTCAGCAGCACCTGAATTGCTCGAAGCGCTGCAGGAGTTGGTTTTTCTCTATGAGTATGACGAAGGATGCAGAGAGCTAACCGAATACAAACGCGCCAAAGCAGCAATCAACAAAGCCATCGGTAAGGAGTGAATATGTGTAATTGCATAAATGATATCGGCGAGAAGCTGCATGGAAGGTTAATGGAGAAAGTGCCAGATGGAGCTGAGGTTAGCCAGGGATTTGATACTGGATGGGAAAACACATGGCTTAATTTCACATCCGGCAAGGCTGTAGTGATGATGAAATATAAACTGGCATATCGTGCGAAAAAGAAAAATGGCGATATGGCTAAGAACCTAACTCGCACTGAGTGTGCAATTTCAATGAGCTATTGCCCATTCTGCGGCGAGAAGCAAAAAGAAAACTAACCACGCCCCCCATCAATTCTGGCAGTCACCCAATGCCGGGATATCCACATTCTAAATTCAGGAGTCAGCTATGAATCTGACACTCACCGATAAAGCAGAAATAAGCAGAATCATCGCCGGACTCGGTGATGCAGATATGGAGCATGTGCACGCGGAAACTGAGCGACTGGCAGCATCCTGCGCCCCGCTGTTCGACATGCTGGAGGCGCACAAGCCGGACGAATTTACGCGGAATGCGGTTAACTGGCTCAGGGAAGAGGATTGCGATGCTCAGGAAGCGGCGGCGACGATGTTTTATGACGCACTGCTGATGCGGGTTACAGCAGAATATGCGTTAGGCGTACTCGCTCGCAGGCACAATATGGAGCGCGCAGCATGAAGCCAGGTATTTACTACAATATGCCAGATAGCGAATACCACGCAGACCCGGCTATCGGGTCTACATCGGTAAAGCAAATCAGCATCAGCCCCGCCAACCTATATTTTAACCCGTTCAAAGGTAGCAAGTCAGCGCACATCGGAAGTGCGATTCACTCGGCTCTACTGGAGCCGCATGTATTCAGGGACCGCTACATCATGCGTGAGGATATTACCACTCGCGCATCGAAAGAATTTAAGGCGCTGGCGGCTGATTATTCTCCTGAAAATATCATCATCGGTAGTGAGGTTGAAACTATCACGCGGATGATGGAAACGTCGCAGATGAACGAGGATTTCACCACCTATATGAGAACAAACGGTGATTCGGAAGTCTCCATGTTCGCAGAGTGCCCGGAAACGGGCTTGATGCTGAAATGCCGCTTTGACCGCCTCTCTCAGTCACTACCCTACCCCCTTGACGTCAAAAGCTGCCGTGACGCCTCAGAGCGCGGATTTAGCAATGCCGTTGGGCAATACAAATACCACATTCAGGCCGCATTTTATCTATACGTCCTCGAGCTGGCGACCGGTGTCGAGCGGGATAATTTCGCCTTTTTCGCCATCGAAAACACCGCGCCGTATCGCAACTGCATGTATTACATCGGCGAGGAATCGCTGGAGTTAGGTCGCCGGGAAATGTGGTCGGCGCTGGAGAAAATCAAAGAGTGCATGGCTGACGAATCCACCAAATACGAGGGAATTGTGCTGCCATCCAATGAAATTAACGTTCCTGCATATCTGCTGGACGATGAATACGATTACGAGGTGATTTTGTGAGTAACGATAAAATTTCCGACTTGCGGGCAACGGTAGTTCCTCGCTCAGACCAGATTAACTTTGAGGATGTGCAATCCCAAAATATAACGGCATCAATAAAATCGGTTCGCGCAGGTAACTCTGAGCAACCGGTTTTTATTGACTTAGATGGTTATGACGGGCGTCCTTACAAGCCATCTAAGACTATGCGGCGCGTTCTCGTTGAGGCGTGGGGGGAAAATGGTCACGCGTGGGTTGGTCGCTCACTGACAATTTACGGAGACCCGTCAGTAAAATTTGGCGGGGTTGCAGTGGGTGGAATTAAGATTTCTGCGATGAGCGATATTGAAGCCGATTTCTCAATGATGCTCTCCGTATCGCGCGGCAAGCGACAGGAGCACCGCGTTCAAAAGCTGGAGGTTAAGAAGCCACTGACAGCACCCGAGATTCTGGCATGGTTCAGTAATGAGGCGCTAACGGCAGATTTGGCAAAACTTAATCACATTCACACGCGCACGAAAGAAAAACTCTCAGGACACCAGGAAGAGTTAGCAAAGCTAGAGAAAGTCTACTCTGACCGCAAGGGTGAACTGGAGGCGAAATGAAGACAGTCTGGGAACAGTACGAAGAGGACTTCCTGCGGGAAGTCTCCACTACCATGACCGCCGCAGAGATAGCAGAGAAGCTGGAAAGAAGCGAAAGCGCGGTATTCAACAAAGCCATGCGGCTTGGTGTTCGACTAACGTCTAAATTCGCATTCAGGAAGTGGACTCCAGATGAAGTCAGGATGATTACCGAGTTGCCTGCTGACGTAATCGCGGAGCGAACCGGACGCAGTATTTATTCAGTTAAAGGTAAAATTGAACGGATTCGGAGGGGGATTTGATGGTCGTATGGTCTCTGTTCGATGGCTCCGGGATTATGGGCCTTCCGTGGGCGCAAGCAGGGAATTCTGTTTACTGCTTCAATGCAGACGAAGGAGATCACGGGGAATACGCTTTCAAAATGCAGCACGAAAACCTGCACTACATAAAGAAGTGGATATCTCCAGGCAGTGATTTTAGCGATTATCCTGCCCCCGATATCATATTTTCATTTCCATCCTGCACTGAGCTTGCTGGAAGCGGAGAGAAGCACCTCAGAGAGAGTGGAGCAATCTCAAACGCTGTAAAGACCGCGCGTGTCGCTGAGAGGCTTGGCGGGGTATTTGGTTGTCCGTGGATTGTTGAAAACCCGGTAGGGAAGCTATCAACAGAATGGCGAACGCCTGACTTCTATTTCCATCCGTTTGAGTACGGAGGGTATCTCTCTGGTTTTGAGCCTGCATTTCACCCCAAGATGCCAGCCCGAGACGCCTATACCAAAAAGACCTGCCTATGGTCTGGCGGTGGTTTTGTTATGCCAGAACGGCGTCCTGTTAATCATATCGGTAAATTTTGGGGGTGGGCCTATCTTGGCGGCAAGTCGCAACGAACTAAACAACTCAGGAGCCTGACGCCGCGAGGATTTGCAGTTGCGGTTTATGAGGCTAACAAATTAACGAAACCCGCCGAGTGCGGGTTTTTTAATGGGAGTAAATCATGACTTTGTTAGAGATTTTGGTGAAAGAGCTGCCGGGGAAAGGTGGGTGGCCGGTTGGGGCAAATTACATTGCTCAGGATTCGGATTGCTCTATTTATGGATTCGAAGAGAAGCCAGATCTAGAGGATGGTCATGAGTGGCTGGATGGAACAGGTGGAGGATGGCTACTAAAAGTTGGCATTCTCGCGGAGTCATCGGACAAATCGACGTCTGTCATCACCCGGGAGCAATACGAGGCAGCGCTGGCTGAGAGCAAGAAGGTGGCGTGGAGCGGCGAAGGCCTGCCGCCGGTTGGCTCTCGGGTCGAGGTAAAGGCTGAAGACGAGGATTGGGGATGGACGCAAATTGATGTCGTCTATGTTCATAACGGCGAGATTATTGGCATCATTCGCCATGAATCAGAATACCTGAATGACCGACTGGAAAAGTTCTCTGCCGGTTACAACGGCGCAGTTTTCCGCCCCATTCGCTCAGAGGAAGAGAGAAAGCGCGATGAGGCTGTAGAGGCTTTACTTGGTGCTTACTTTAACGCCCCTCCATATGACGAGCCAAACGAAGCTGACCGATCTGGAATGAGTGAGGTCTACAGCTCCATCGCCGCCGGAAAAATCCCCCACATCAAAATCGTGTAGCCGCCTACGGGCGGTTTTTTATTGCCACTATGCTGCCGAGTGCGGCTTTTTTATGGGCGGAGGTAAAGTGGAGCGGCACAGCATATCACTCGATGAAGCCTGCGGAATCCTGGGAATATCCCGACCCACGGCGCGGGCGTGGATTAAATCAGGACGGCTGGCGGCGATCAGGAAAAACGAAACAAAGAAACAGTCCCCCTATGTACTAACAAGGCAAGCCTGCATTGCCGCGCTCAGGTCTCCGCTGCATACTGTCACGGTGAGTGCGGAGGATGAAAAAACAGAGGAGAAATCATGTCAATCCACCGCAGGGGTAATACCTGGCACGCGTCGTTCTATGGCCAGGACGGAACGCGAATTAGAGAGAGTCTTGGGACTTCGGACAAGCGCCAGGCGCAAGAGCTGCACGACAAAAGGAAAGCGGAGCTGTGGAGAGTAAATCGCCTTGACGAGAAGCTGGATTACACGTTTAGCGAGGCCTGCCTGCGCTGGCTGGAGGAAAAGGCCGATAACCGGTCAATAGCAACCAGCAAAAGCCTGATGCGATTCTGGCTGCGACATTTCAGAGGTGTAAAACTGAAGGAAATCACGGAGGAGAAAATATACGCTGCTATCCGAAAGTCCTACAACCGGAACGTTGAACGCATAGATAAGGAGAGAGAGGCATCAGGAAAGCAAGTAAGAGGCGATAAAAAGCCGCTATCTCAGGCGTCAAAGGCGCGACTGCTGGCGATGATAAAGGCCATCCTGCGGGCTGCTGAGAGGGAATGGAAGTGGCTGGACAAGGCTCCGGTTATCAAAATTAGCCAGCCCAAAAACAAGCGGATCAGATGGCTGGAGTTTCACGAGGCGCAGAGGCTGATTGATGAATGTCATGAGCCGCTAAAATCCGTTGTTCGTTTCGCCCTGGCTACCGGTTTGCGCCGCTCTAACATCATTAACCTGGAGTGGCAGCAGATAGACATGCAGCGAAAAGTTGCGTGGATAAACCCGGAAGACAGCAAATCAAACAGAGCTATAGGTGTAGCACTCAACGAAACGGCCTGCAGGGTGCTAAGGGAGCAGATAGGTAATCATAACCGGTTTGTGTTCGTTCATACCCGCCCAGCAAAAAACAGGAGTGGAGAACAACTTCCGGCCGGTAGGAAAATGCGCGTTGATGATAACACAGCATGGTATAGCGCACTAAAACGAGCTGGAATTGAGGATTTCAGGTTTCACGACCTGCGACACACATGGGCCAGTTGGCTGATTCAGTCAGGAGTTCCACTGTCGATTTTACAGGAAATGGGAGGATGGGAGTCTATAGAGATGGTAAGACGTTACGCCCACCTGGCCCCCAACCATCTGACCGAACACGCATCGAAAATTGACGACATTTTCAGGTGCTCGGACACAAATCAGTCACAACCTGATTTGATGAAAGTTGGAGAGTGAGCGTAAGTCTTTGAAAATAGTGGTGGGCTGTGAGGGGTTCGAACCCGCGACCAATTGATTAAGAGTCAACTGCTCTACCAGCTGAGCTAATAGCCCACGCCGTTTGTGCGACAAGGACTTTACGCCTGCCGGCACGTCGGCGCAAGATCGTTCTGGCATAAGCCAGGCTCCCTCATAGCCCAGGGGCATAAAAACCCCTTTCCGCCGCTATTCCGCCTGTTCTCTGTTCAGGTCACGCCTTCTGGCGCAGCGCAATCACGTAGCCGCCGGTAAATTCCAGCACCGCGCGGGGATGGCGCGAGTGGCCTGCCTCTGGCGGCACCAGTACCGACACCTGACTGGCTTGCGCCAGGGCGATGACTTTCGCCAGATCGTCAACCACGAAGTCGGTTTTGATATCGCGCCACGGCGAGGCCAGGCGCGCCCGCTGGGCGTCGCTGAGAATAATGACGTTGAACAGTCCCGCCGATGAAGCGAGCCACACCCGGTGGAACGACTCACCCGGCAGGCCCACCTCCTCACCCGCATGGCGCGCATCACCAACGATCCGACCGCCGGTCACCGCCAGGAAGGTTTTAATGAACCTTTCGGCCGCGCGGGGCGTGAGATAATAGCGGGTATTCGACACCGACTCGCGAACGGCGATCTCGGGCGGCGTGCCGGCATAGGCGTAAAACTGAATGCGCAGGCCGTCCAGCCACTCGGTCATCGCCTCCTGGTTGCCCATTACCTCCCAGCGGGCGAGGATCTTCACTCCGTGCTCCTCGGCAACCCGCACCGCGTTGTCCATATCCCGCACCGCCACGCCGACGCTCTCCTGCCCCATTGGGTACGGCGGTTTACCGTCCTTATAGGCCTAGGCCGAAAAGGCGCCGATGGCGGTGTAAATATCGCTGAACTGCATCTCGGCCGGCACCGCCGCCAGATTAATATCGCTTATCGGATCTGCCGTGCCGTCAAAGACGGCCGTCATCTGGTTAATAAAGGTCTGCAGCTGATCGGGATTAACAAATACGTGCGGCAGGGCGTACTGCTTGCCGTCGCCAAATATCGCTTTTTGCCCATGATGAATACACATAGAAATATCCTCTTTGACGGAATAAAAAAGCCCCGCGAATGCGAGGCCTGATGACTACACAATTAAAACGTCGTAATGATCTTTGCACCTCCTCTAATTCCCCTATTTATTATCCGGATCCTGCCCCGCGCCCAGACGCCTGCTGAGATAATGCGAAAGCCAGGCCCTGATTGTTTTAACGCCAATAAAGCCAATCAGCCCGCCGATGGCGACCGTCAGCATTTTCGGCACGTGCAGATAATCAATGGCGGAATAGGCGCACAGTGCCAGCGCAGCGCACAGCAGGCCTTCCAGAACGATATCCCGCCGCCGGTGGCCAAAATAGCTCATACGCAGTACGGCCATTGCCGCCGCCATAATCACGCCGCCGACGGGTACCTCGCCGCGCCACCAGCAGGCCGCCGTCTCCCTGACGGCGTCCCAGACGGGCGCAATGGCTAAAGAGATCATCTTTCTCCTCCGGGTTTAATCATGTTGATTGTGAGAGAAAGGCGCTGTGCCGCTGCGGATAAGCAGAATGAGCGGGCTCAGAAAAGCAAAAACCCGCGCGGTGGCGGGTTTTAAGATTCATCACCCCGCGATACAGCTTTGCGAAGGATAGAGTGATTACAGCAGATACTGGATAAATATACAATAGTTTTTGGTGAAAAATTTACGCGTCACCGTCGCCCAGGCGAAGCGGATCGAGGCCAAACGCCGCGCACAGCGGGCGGTAGAGCAGATATTCTGCCGTCGCCAGCCAGCTGTCAATGCGGTTTCTGCAGGTTGGCAGGCTCCACTCCGGGTGGCGCAGATGCAGCGCCTGGGCCATCGCGCGCTTGCTTTTGCCCCTGCCGCAGTAGCGCTGCTGCAGCAGCGCGATCAGCGCCGGGCTGCCGCGCAGCGTCTCGGCCACCGTGCGATCGACCAGCAGCCCTTCGCTATCGCTGCAGTGGGCGAGCGGACTTTTATAGCGCCCGCGGGCCATCTCGCCAAGAAAGGCCTCCAGTTCCGCCTCGCTGACGCCGGCGTCCAGCAGACGCTGCAGAACCTCTCCGATGGATTTACGGGTCAGCGGGCCGGACCTCAGCAGCTGGTTAAAAATGTTGCCGGTATGGCCGCCGCCAATGTACGACCAGCGGCCCCACATTTTTAACCGGCCCTGGACCATGGCGCTTTCGAGCGGCCCGAGGCGGGCGGCGCTGGCCCTCTCTTTACTGGCGGTCGGATAGATCATTGTTGCTACCTCCATGCAATTAGCTGTACATATATACAGTATACTTGTGGCATAAAATGATCAATGTCATAACATTATCCGGGCGGCTTATCGGATTAACCTGCCGTCAGAAGATGAAAACGGCAACGCCGGGAATTGAAAAGCCCGCGCGGTGGGCCGGCGGGCTTCAGATACGTACCGTGCGGCTTATCGGAGGGCAGAACTCAGGGGAACCTCAGCGTCCGGCTCGCGGGTGATCCTGTTGCGCAAGTCGCGGCGAATGATCTCGATGGACCAGAACCAGACCAGGTGGCCCACTATCTCAGAGACGTTCTCATACCACGGCAGTTCGAAAAGCGGCGGCGTGAGGCCCATCAGCGGGAATGAAATCATGTGGACAAAAAGCTGCGCCAGCGCGCCGGCAAGCAGCCCCTGCCAGAGCTTGATCTTCGGGAAAATTTCGGCAACCACGCAATAGCCCACGGCGAAGACGACGGAGAAGACGATATGCGTTACGCCAACCCAGTTGAACACGTGCCCGGCGAAGGTATAGACCGCAGCGTTCGGGTCTGCTAATCCCAGCCAGTCCCGCAGAAAAATGTAGGGCGGATTGAGGAAATTTCGCGAGCAGTCAATCTGCCCGGCGGCGCGGATCAGGGCTTCCGGCCCGCATGCGCCGGTGAAGATGTCCACCGGGCTGCGCGGCGGCAGCGGGACCTCGGCGCCCCACTTCACAAAGGCCGAAACGATACCGGACACGAGCCCAACGAATAGCGCGACGCCGTAGTGCCGCCTGCGCGGCTCCGTCTGTACAAAAAAGTCTTTTAACGCCATAAAAAACCACCACTTAGAAGAATATTTACAGTTCCTTAATATTCCTTAAGTTGGATGATTATCATTTTGATTTAGATCACTATTAGCATTTGTCGGATGCGGAAATTTTTTCAACTGGATTTGTCAGGTGAGAAGGATGATATGCCCTGCGGACGCGCGGTCTGCTTCCTGTGGACATAAAAGGCCAACTGCAGAAGGCACTGATCATTTATCAGGATGTGAAGTCCTGGTGACCAGAGTAGGCTGTATTTACCACAGTAAAAAGGAGGTTTTATGTCTGGTCTGATAAATCCAAAAGATGTTCCGGAAGATGCTGCTTACGCGCTGATCATTGAGTTAGTCAGGGCTCAGCGTGTTCCGGTCTACTCTTCCAGTATCTCTGAGCTGATGTCCTTATACGACGAAGCCGTCAAGCATTTTAAGAAAGATGAAGAAGCGTGAGAGTCCGCAGGTCACTCAGCAAAAAATCGCGAACGGATACAGTAATAGCCATTAACGCAAAAACCCGCCGGGGCGGGTTTTACATTAGCTATACAGCTCGCTGCTGCGA